ATATCACTTGCTATATCGTTGACTATATTGTATTGCATAATAAAACTATTATAACATATATTATTTTTACTACCCCTCTTTTTTATAACTTTATAAGAGAGTAAAAAGAAAATAAATAAATAATCCCAAAAAACTACCTTTATCTGTTAAATCCGTTATGATACCCAAAAAAAACTTTATTTTTTCACAAGAAAATAAACAAAAAAATAGGTATCATAACAAAATGCGTATTTTCTACAACACTTTTTCTATTTTCACCACCTCTGTTAATTTTTGCAAAATTCACAATATACCGATAATGTATAAAAATAAACCATAAAAGCATTGACGTACATGCTTTTTTTTGCTATTATTAATACATAACCAAAGCAAAGGTTACACCGAAAAGCACCTACACAATCCGCCAAAGTCTAAAAGATGAATTATACATAAATCATCACTTCACGGAAAAAGGTACTCAAGCACTAACCGCTTCAGTTATACACCTTAAAAATTTATCGCCATTTTGACCGTCCTAGTGAAAGTCTAAGCGTGTAAAGCCTGTAGCTCTATCGGAGCGTAAATCGACGGTTTGCCTCGTAAGCCTCGCACAATATGGAACGTCAGAGCGATAAATGATAAGAACCGCACATTTTACAATTACAACCGCACGAACGAGTCAGACGACGCAGCAATGCGTAGCAGTAGACAATCAAGGTATCTGACAGCAAATGCAAGCGTAATGCAGTAATCGACATTTAACAATTCGGCAAATGGAATCACAAGCAATCGAGTGCAGCATGGCTGTTACCACGAAATGCGGTTGCTTGTGGCTCAAATATTGATGACGATGGTATAAGTCCGAAGTGGCGACCACGGTCATAGTGTGGTTAATGGTAGCAAGGCAGAAAAGACATTAAAACAGCGTTCCTTGCAGGCACTTCGTCATCAATATTTGGGTTTTCTCTCACCCCTGATTAGGTGGACTATTCGGCGGTGAGAGCCAACGCAAAGGCTATTAAAAAAATAAACAAAGGAATATAAAATGCAAATCAAATCAGTAAAATTCGACAAACAAGGCAACATTAAAGCAGTGAAGTTTCAATAGTATGACAACTTTTCTCTTTATGATAGCAATAATTTTAATATGTGAAGGCGTTGAACGCCTCAAGAAACGGAGCAAATAACATGAGCGCATACATTATGAACGAAGACGAGATAAATATCATTGTCGGCTACTTTTTGAAGCCTCACAATTCAGGCGTTAATGGCACTGGTTTGTGGACTAAAATCGGCGACAATTATGACCATATCAACGCCGAGAACGCACGAGAAATCGGAAAAATTCTTTTCGATGAGAATGTTCGCAGCGTTGAGGGTCGTTACAATTCAAATGAAAATCACGAGTACTGTTTTCGCTTTATGGCAGGCGCTCACAAGCGACCAGTCGGCAATATTGCAGGCGCTCTTGATTGTTTAGAGTACCAGAGTTGTGAAAGCGACAACTGGCACGAAACAAATGCTTGGCACATTATTTGTGATATGCGTAAAGAATTATTAAAGGAAATTGCCGAAAAAGACGGCACTTATACCTGGGGGATTGAATAAAATGGCAACTTCAAGAATCAAACAAATGGAGAAAATTCAAGCGAAAGCAGCTAAACTCGCCGAAGAGGTGGAAGCCCTGAAAGATGAGTTCGAGGAGGCATTTGAAAATATGCCCGAAAATCTACAATATAACAGTGAAAAGGGCGAACGAGCTCAAGAGCGTATTAATGTCTTGGACACTTGGCAGATGGCACTTGACGAAATCGCCGAGGAAGGAATTGAATAATGAGTGAAGAATTAAAAGAGCAAATTAGGGACTTGGGTCACTATTACCGACAGCACAAAATCGCAAAAATGGTCAAAACTCATCCGAGCTTTGTCGCCGAAGACTTTGCGAAATTACTAGCAAAATTACACGTTGAAATGGAGCAAAAATAATGGAAACTTTCAAATACTCAAAAACAATTACAGGCGATGAAATCGACGACATAATGGACAGCGCAATGCGTGGTATTAGCTACTGGGCAGGCAGCGCCGACGTTGTGGGCGATTATCTCGGTAAATATGCAAGCGAGCAAATCAGTCGTGGCGGTAGAATTAAAATTTACGACGCTGAATCTGAAAAGACATATGTTCTAACTCGTGGTAAATTCCTAAAAGGCATGGGACTTTTCACAGGTAACACAGAACCAACCGAAATTGACGACCCAGCAGCTGATTCAATCATCCAACTGGCGTTGTTTGGAAGGGAGTTGTATTCATAATGAGTGATTCAATTTTAGAAACCTCACGCAAGCATGGCAAGGAAATGCACATTCTTGGACTCAAGCACTCGCTAGAAATGGCAAGGCTTTTCCGAGATTATGGCGACCAGCCAATCGAGCAGCTTATTAAGCACCTCGAAGATAAATTGACTGAAGAGTCAATGCCAGAGCATAGCCGTTTTGACCTTGAGCACATCAAAACTTGCGACGATTGTCGTCGTGACCATGATGATTTTGTTCAAGAGTCGAATGACGACGCACGCCTGGACGCAGCAAGTGAAGCAGCGGAAGATAAAGAATAAAAATAATATAGGGGGCTATATGAAAAAATCAGTAAAAATTCCAGTCCATCATTATGTGGAAATAAACAAAGTGATGACCGTTGATTCTCTTATTAAAAGAGTGCACGCAATAGTCAATAACGACCAGACGTACATCACTAACAAGAACGGTAAAACGTATATTGTGGAGGTATGGGCATGAGTCAAGCAGACCACGAACTCGATTTAATCATTGATGATGTCGAGTCAATAATCAGAAAACCAGCACCGAAAATCAAAACAGTAAAACCAAAAAAGGAATATACTAACGTGAATAAAGAAACATATCACAAGGCGAAGGCTCTTCATAAAGCCGAAATTCGCAAGTATCGCAAAGCAATTTTTGACTCTCACGTCAAAGTGTGGAAAACTATTTTCAAAGAAATTGGTGCTCGTCATCAATCAGGAAAATCAATCCGCAAGCACAAGCTGTTAAAAAAACAGGCGAAGATAACGTATAAATTAAGTAAAGTAAAGGAGTCATAGACATGGCAGGAACAAAAGCGGGCGGAAAATTGGCGGCACAGAAAAACCTAGCGAAGAACCCGAATTTTTATCGCGACATTGGTCGCAAGGGTGGATGCTTAGGACATACCGGTGGATTCGCAGCAAACCCAGAGCTTGCGCGTATCGCAGGAGCGAAAGGCGGTCATATTAGCCGTCGCAAACCATCAACAGTAAAAGGAGTATAATCATGGCACAAAACGAACTATTAGTAAAATTTGAAAAGAACCAGATGGCAATAGCCAAGCTGAACAAGCAAATTGAAAAAGAGGTCGGTCACCAAATCGAGAAGCGCGCGGAGCTTGAGGCACAAAACGCCGACATGCGCCAAGCAATTCTTGAGGCGATGGAAGCCAACGGTGTCACGAAGTTTGACGGTGATTTAATCACTATCACCTACGTCGCGCCGAGCAAGCGCAACACCTTTGACAGCAAGAAATTTGCCGAAGAGCGACCAAAGACCTACGAGAAATATCTCAGGGTTACAGAGGTCAAGGCGTCAATTCGTCTAAAAGTCAAGGCGTAATGAAAAAGTTCGCCAAAGAGTTCCGCATATCTGACGCGCCCCAGCGGTCGCCGAAATGGTATGCGGAGCGCGCCGGCATACCGAGCGCGAGTGGGCTAGGCTTTTTGTTTGACACGCTCAGGGACGGCAGAACACCAAGCGCAAAAGCAAAAAAGTATCTAAAGCAATTGGCTTTTGAGCGGAAATTCGGAGTAACATTCGAGCGATTCCAAACCAAACCGATGGCTGATGGTGTCTTTTTTGAGGACTTTGCCAAAGAGGTGTATAGGAGCGACACGGGCAACTCATTGCTACCGGCTTTTTCGTATGTATCGAGTTGGTTCATCGCGACGCCGGACGCTCAGGTGATAGATATCCAAGCGAAAAAAGGCTTGCTTGAGTGCAAGATTGTCGGCGACGAGACTTTTATGCAAATGATGGAAGACGGAGCGCCGATTGAACACGAGCTACAGACGCAATCGCAGTTGATGGCGAGCGGTTACGATTGGGTCGATTACATCGTGGTGAACCTGAAAACGCGCAATTACTTTATCATTAGAGTAAAGCGCAATAATGTGCTCATCAAGCGAATCTACGAGCGACTACATGAGCCGCTAGATTTGCCAGAGTTGAAGGACATAGGCGTGAAACAGTTCGACGAGAATTTACTACATGACTTTATGGGCGAGAACAACTTGATAGAAGAGCCAAAATTTATAGAAAATCTACCATTTTAAGGGGGAATTATGATACATGTTAAGGTCAAGCACATCCCGTCGACATACCCACTGGGTACAACCGATGGGGTCGACTACACCGTAATCCCGATTCAATAAATAAACTATTGCATTGTGTATTTCGCCGTGCTACAATAGTGGTACAGCAAAAGCAAAGCTACAAAGAAGGAGAGAATAGGACATGAGTCAATTAACATTCGTACTGGGGAAGACGGGCACCGGTAAATCTACCAGCCTCCGAAACTTCACCGCAAAAGACGGTATCGGTTACGTTACCGCAACGGGAAAGCCACTCCCCTTTAAGAGTGACATCCCACAATTTCACGCGAGAAGCTACACAGAGCTCACGGCGGTTATCAACCAAGCTGAAGCACCCGTGGTCGTTATCGACGACTTCAATTACCTGATGAGCTTCGAGGAGTTCAGCAAATCAAGCATTAAGGGTTACGAGAAATTCACAGAAATGGCAGTCAACGTCGTGAATATTATCGACATCATCACCAAAAAAGAGACCGACCAGCGTTTTTATATTCTTGCCCACAGCGAGAACAATGACAATAACGAGCTTCGTCTAAAAACCACCGGTAAAATGGTGAGCGACAAGTTCGTGCCGGAAGGTTTAACAAATCAAGTAGTCGAGACCGCAGTCGTTGACGGCGAGTTCGTGTTCAAAGTAAAAACAGACGGCACCGGCATTAAAACGCCAATAGGCATGTTTGCAACGGACACGATTCCGAACGACCTGAAGGTACTCGACGAATCAATTAGGGCGTTTTATGCGCCAGTAAAGGAAGGAAAAAAGTAATGGCAGAGCAAACACCGGCTGAATATAGCGGCATTCACCAGTTAGCAATCGAAAAGTTGCGGGGAGTCCCGGCTGACGACTTTACGCAGACGGGGCAAGACGGCAAAGAGTGGCTACACGTCAAGTTCCAGAGTGGCGGCACGGCAGAGAATCCACGCAACGGTCTCTTTATTGAAGACCTGCTGATTGTGGCATACTTGAAACTGAGCTCTTACCAAGACCAGTTCCCTTGCCGTGAAAACGCACTAGCATTAACTAAAATCGAAGAGTCGCTCCAATGGTTGAGCGCTCGTAAAGCAGACCGCGAAGCCCGCGGTGTCTATGGAAAGGACGAAAAATAATGGCACAAACAGAGGAAGAAAAACTACAAGCAAACCTATTCGGTGAACTTGAGAAGAACGACATCACAGTGAGCGGCGACGCGGCTGAGAAGATGAAAGAAAACATCGTCAATTCAAAGGGCGGGAGCTATCTCGGTCTCGGCATCCACGACGTATTCATTGAAGCAGTTGAACTATTTCAAGCGAACTCAGGTACGCTCGGAATCCGATTCAGCGTTGAGAACGAAAACGGTAAGAACGACGCAACCTTCTGGTTGAGCGAAGCGGCGTTGACCTACACAATCGAAAACGTCAGCCGCCTAGTTGTTCACAACACAGCGGAAGACAAAAAAGCCGATGCCCGCAACTTTATGTCAAATATCGTTAGCGCCAAGCAGTTGTTTGAAGTGGCAAAAGAAAAGCTCACCGGCGGTGTTGCAGTCCTGTCTATTCGCGAGAGTAAGACTCAGACCTACACCGACAAAGAGGGTGTCGTCAAGCCTAGCCTTGATAAACAACTCTTAAGCTACCGTCCGAAAGCCGATGTGCAGCAAGCAGCTGTAGCGGTTGCTGGCGGTGGTACACCGGTCGACCAGAAAACAAAGTTAGACATCCCTTTCTAGCATAATGAGGCGATATGCCTCATTATGGATGGCTAGATAGACTGGATGAGGGAAACTACTAAGTAAACTGAGCGTTGCCACCACCGCTCAGCCACCACTTTCTTGTAGCCTTTGCGCCCGATTCCGTAGCTTATAGCCATCCTTATTAGGGCATATTGGAGATACATATGTTAGAAAAGAATTTCAAGAAAAAACAGCAAGATGAACTATCGGCGTCTGGTTGGGTATTCATCCAGCTGGTCGCCGATTCTGGTATTCCGATGGGATTCCCAGATACGCTTTGCCTTTCGCCCACCGGCTACAGTTGCTATGTGGAGTGGAAAAAATCCGCAAAGTCGAAACATCAACCCCTTCAGGACTATTGGATAAACAAACTTAATAATATGGGACACGACGCTCAGTTCGTATTCCCCGAGAACGTACTTGCTTGGAAAAATGAAGCAATAAAGAAATCAAAGGAGGTGGGTCATGCTAAAAAAGATTGAAGGGTTTGATGACTACTTTGCCTTTAGTGGTGGGTTAATTATTAGTATGAAATTTGGCAAAAGACGACCGCTTGCCGTAGATATCAACAAAGAGGGATATGAGTTTGTTCGCCTACATAAAGATGGTAAGCGACACGGCAAAAAAGTGCATCGCTTAATTGCACTAGCATTCTTACCAAACCCAGAGAAAAAACGTACCATAAATCATAAAAACGGCATTAAAACTGATAATCGGCTTGAAAATCTTGAGTGGGCTACACATTCCGAGAACACCTTGCATGCATACAGAGTGTTGAAGCGTGAAGTATATCCACCAGACCCAAGCAAGCCTGTTCGATGCATAGAAACTGGAATAATATACAAATCTGGTTCTGATGCAGAACGAGCGCTAGGTATATGGGCGGGCGGAGTTAGCTGCGTAATCCTCGGTGGTCAAAAAACCGCAGGTGGATATAGATGGGAGAGAATGGCGTGATACAGTTATATCAAAGCCAAGAGCAGTATCTCGCTAATCTCGGCGATAAGCCCTATATGTTCGCAGGGGTTGGCTCTGGCAAGACGCTGATGGCGTTATTCCGCGCACACCGTACGGGAGCACGCAAGGTCATTGTCATTTGTCCGGCGAGCGTCAGAGACACGCGCGTCTGGGAGCTAGACCTTGAGAAGTCGGGGCTACAGTTCGACGAATTTCAAGTTGAAGGCTACCACTTTTTGCAGAAGTTCAAGACAGTTGACTTTACAAAGTATAGCGATTACTACGTCGTCATAGACGAAGCGCACAAAATCAAAAACAGCCAGAGCAAGCAGGGGCTAGGCGCGTTTAAGTTGTGTACCTCTGCGATGGGCTACTCACTCCTATCTGGTACGCCGATGAGCAAGTGGGCAGACGCAGTGAACTATGCCAAGATTACCGGGCTTGTGAAGCATAAGACAGAGTTTTACCGACGATTTGTGGTTGAACAGCGGTCTTATGCCCACAAAGGCATGGACATTGTGGGATATAAAGACACTGACACGCTCGTTAAGTGGTGGAATAATATCGCCCTGCGCGGTAAATCAGAGGACTTCGTGGAGTTACCAAAGAAGCAAATAATCGACGTACAGGTTCCTATTAAGCGCCAGAAGTACATCAACATGATTAAAACGCGCATGAATAGTGATGGAGAGCCGCTCGATTCAGCACCGAAGTTGACGTGGGCGCTACGACAATACGCCGAAGAAGCACCCGAGAAAGTGCGCTGGGTCGTTGAGAAGCTTGAAGGTATTGAGAACGCGCTGATATTCGTCAACACGATTGCGGCACTAGATGGGCTCAGCTTCGCATTGAAAGAGGCTGGAATTAAGCACGGTGTCTGGTACGGTAAGAAGAAGGACGACTTCGCCGACCACAACGTCATGATTGTGCAATATCAATCTGGCGGTACTGGGCTCAACCTTCAAAAATTCAGCACGACGATTTTCCTTTCGCCATGCTACAGCTTCATCGACTACACTCAAGCCGTCGGTCGCACCTACCGCAACGGTCAACCAAACAAGTGTACGTTTTACCACCTTCGAGCCTTTGGCACGATTGATAATGCGATTTACGAAGCGCTCAACGAGAAGCGAAATTTTGACGACAAACTAACAGACGTCCCACCTCAAAGCTGGATGTCATTTATGGGGGAATAGCGTGATATTTTTTAAGAAAAAGCGAATCACCGTTTACGTCACATGGCGTGACCAAAAAGGTAAAGAGGTCACTAAAAAGCTAGATATGTTCACGTGGCGCAAAAAAAATATGATTGTTCTTTGGGGCAACGGCGCTCAATTTCAGGTGAGGGTGGAGCTATGAGCAAAAATCCAAAAGAGTATATAGTTTTATGCCCAGTAGACGGTAAACCCGCCCCTTGGGTCGAGAACAAGGAAAAGTACGGTCGTAACTATGGCAAAAGTTACATGGCTTACTACTGTAAAGAGCATGATACCTATGTGGGCTGCCATAACAATACTCGACAACCACTAGGCACGATGGCTGACGATGAATTACGCAAGTTGCGAATGGCCGTTCACGCAAAAATCGACCCCCTGTGGCGTAGCGGACAGTATGAGAGGAAGCACATCTACAAGTGGTTATCGAAGAAGCTCGGCTATCAGTACCACACAGGCGAGAGCACGAAAGAGACTTGCGGGGAAGTTTTAGCGCTTGAAATTGATATTGATGTCGCGGAGCTGTATCATGGACGAGCTGAATAATCTCAAGTCATTTGCCTGGAAAGGCACGAAAAAGGAGCGCTACACTACCGACAAGTGGAGCGACGACAAGAATTGCCGACCTCTCGGGGAGAGCAAGGCTCGTGCCAATGCGCTACTGACGGGGAAGAGGCAACTCGACCCGACTGGGCGCTGGAAGCTCATCGCCGTAGACCTCGACCACAAAGACAACTGGGACGAAGTGATTGCGACTTATAGAGCGCTTGATTTGCCCCGGTCGCTCACGATTGCAACACCGAGTGAAGGCTACCACGTTTTCTTTTGGATTCAAAAGGACACACCGGCGCAGAACATCAACGACGACCGTCACTGTAAGAATTTCGAGCTGAAGGGCGACATGAGTAATATCACAGCACCGCAGAGCGTGTTTGACGACGGCTCAGCGTATCGAATTGCCCGCAACATCCCAATAGCCAGATTACTGGCTGGAGAGGCTCACAGGCTATGCAAACATCGTCAGGAGTGGCGTCCGCCACGTCTGCCGGGTGACTTTGTGCCGGACGAGATAGATGTTGAGAATCTTGCCAAGCATTACGACCAGAGAGCTCGTCATACGCCAAGGGGCTGGTACTTCCGTTGTCCATTCCACGAAGACCGCAAGAGTAGCGCCGTGCTGTTCAATAATGGCTGGTTTTTCTGTAGTGGGTGCGGTAAAAAGGAACAATTAGTGAAAAAAGCGTTATAATCGAAAAAAGCGGCAGTGTAGTTGTTTTTTGAAGTCGAATATTCCTTCAAAATTCTGACGTAAAACCAAGCAAATTTGGGGTAGCAAAGTAAACCAGTCGCCAACCCCACCAAACTGATGTTTAAGAATAGGAAAAAATAGTATGAAAAAATTCAAGATTCAACCAGAACAACGAAAGAGCGGCGTTTTGCCGACCCCACTCGTAGTCAACGATAAAGGTTTCGTGGGTCGTCAGAAATTCTGGCAGGGCACACCGAAACGCTTGCTCGGGTTCAATAGCACACCACAGTCAGGTGACATGGATGTGGCAATTTTTGCCAACAAGAACTCAATCTCAACTGAAGATATGATGCTCGGGATTGGCAATTACGCCGTCTTTATCGACGACAAGGACAACTGGTTTACGTTTGGCGTCAAGATTGCCGATATTCAAGAGGTGATAACGAAAAAGAGATTGCCGAAGCAGCTACCAGGTCAACTAGACATTGAAAAAGAACTGGAGCGACGGAAGTGAAGTTTGTAGTAAAAAATGGGAAAACCTATGTACGACACTGGTTTTGCTGGTACTGGGTTGACGGGGTTGTAGTTCTCAAGCTAGATTTTAAGGAGGCGTAAACACATGACCGATACAAGCAACGATGAGACTCCGCGGGGGTGTATTGACCATAAGGTCTGGGACGATAATCTGAGGGCAGCTTTCTGGGTACTTACTCTTATGGGGGTCTTCTCTCCGCTGTTCACTAGAAGCTTTTTCATGAGCGTTGTGTTCATACTCGGTGCGATTGCTCTACTGGTTATCGCCGCTGTTTTGGATGTGAGACACATCAAATGGCATTACGAAAAAGATGAGAAAAACAAATAAAGCCGTCAAATAATGGTAAAATAGGGGTAGTGAGTAAAATACTCGTCAGTTCTGTACCGAGCCGTCGGAAGAAAATTCAGGTAGAAGTCATTGCCCCGGAATGGACGCAATACATTGATTATTAGTGAAGAAGAAAAGCTGGAGCGTCTCAAGCTCGTAAGCTACTGCAACAGATGCGACGAATGGTATAAGTTCACCGATGACCCGGTAAACCCCGCTGTTCAGTTGCACTCCTGTGGCAGTAAACCGTCGAGCAAAATTGGCTTTCAGCTCACGACACAACGGACATTTAACCCAGCGAGCAAAAAATTGAGCAAAGCAAAGCTCAAGCAAATGGGACTTGGAGCATAAAAATAGCCCCTCTTTGAGAGAAGGGGGTATTTTTTAAGTTCTAATTTCGTCGGGTGATTCCGCCCAGTATGGCTTGCCGAGCTCTAGCGCCCATACGGCAAGACTAGCCTGCGCCCTCTCGATGTCGTGCGCCTGCGGCACGCTTGCAGCCTTCTCAATAGCAGACATCACATTGTCGACGCTCTTGAGTGGTGAGCCACCCGGCTCGTATGTCGCCAATACTCTTTTGAGGGTGTGATAGCCTAGGAGCGGTATAGGTGGAGTGTCTCGGTGTTTTGCTTCGTGTGTCGTGCGGTCAAGGCGGATAATGAGAGAGCCCATGGTTCGCAGGGTGTTTGCTTCTTTTGTGCTTGTCCAGTGACCCTCCGTCCAAAAAATGTGGTCACGGTCAAACCGCTCCCCATCCATGCTAGTCTTCGCCTCTTACAATCCAGCGCTCGTCGTCTGGATGGTCGACAGTGGGGTAGTCGAACAGAGTTGCGTCGACAAGTCCGACCTGTCCGAGCGCGTGTTGCAGCTCTTCTTTTTGCTCTTCAGTTATTCTCGTTGTTTCGGGGCTTGTGTTGATTTTTTCGATGCTCATATCGTCATTTTACCACACAACAAACAAAATATCCTCCGAGTTTATGGAGGATATTTTGCGACATTAAGTTTTTAGCCTTGGGATGGGTTCATACCCATTATAAAACTAAAAACTACCCTTGTCGGCGGGGTTATTAAGCCCTGCGAAGAGGTTTAGGATTGCTACGAGCGCACCCGACACCACCTGAATCGCTTCTGTCTGGTTCGGTGCAAAGAATATCAAGACACCGACGATAGTACCGATAATCTGCACTATGACGACTGGACTTTTCAACCTTGCTAGTATTTCTTTCATGGTAATTCTCCTTACTTTTTATATGTGAACTTTTTTAACACTTCCACTACTATGTTCCAAATCTTTTGCAACCAAGCGAAAGCACTTTCGCCCGGCTCTGGAGTGGGAACAATAGGTGGCGTCGTTGGGGGCTCGACATACGAGCCGACCGCGATGAGCTCATCAACTGCTGGAGTTGTGACCGCATCTGATTTGAGAGTTCGGGCTGTCTCAACATTGTTAGTATACGTCACGGTGAAGACGATTGTGCGGACTCCCTTAACCCCCTGGCGGATGACTCTCTCTTCGCCAGCTGATACTGTAGCATCGGTCGATTTGGTAATCTGGAACGCAACTTCTTGAGTCTGTGTCTCTTCCTTCACGCTGACAACTGGCAGCTCTTCGAGGGTGTTCAGGTCGAACCCGTTGCCGGCGCCGGCAGTAGAGGAGTAGACGGTACGGAGGTATGTTTTGCCATTCCAATCTGATTTCTGGTTGAGGTCGAACTGCTCTCCGGCAGCATAGTTTTTCACCGCGGCGCCCGTTTTGACGGTGACGAGAGTTGTCCCGCCGGCTTTAGCCCTCATCTTGCGAGGGGCGTCCATTGGCTTCCAGACCGGCTCGGCTGGTTTTGGCGGCTGAGGTGGGTTGTTGATATAGTTGACCACCGTGTCACGCATTTCCATGATTCGAGCAGGGCAAGCTGTGCCAAGTTGCGACACCTCCTGGTGTCCGTACACTGCAGTCCTTCCACCAAGAGCGACGTCTTGCGGTCGCCAAAAAGCGGCTATCACCTTAGCATCTCCGTCGCGGAGTGTATAATTTCGGTAATCACCAAGGTTTTCAATGCCTATTGAGCCACAGTTCGCAGCCCAGTTGCCTGCATGCCATGTTATTTGACCGAATGGGTCGGCAACAAGTTGCACGAGGCGGTAGCCAGCGGCTCGCTCGGCATCTGTCGCGTCCGGAGTGGCACTCGTAACTCTTTGACCCGCAAAGTGTGCCTGAGAGTACGAGCGAGCACCTGTGTAGGGGTTTGTGAGCCCAGACCAGTTGGCAGGGTTCGAGCCGTACGCACGAGCGTAACCATTATCAGAAAACCATTGGGCTAACCACGCCCTTGACCTGTCTTCCCATAGGGGTGTGACGGCGTGGTGGAGCACCAGCTTGTCGACTGTAGTTCGGTTTGCATCAGCCATTATGCAGCCTTCCCTGGAAGGTTCTTCCATACAGCTTCAGGGATGACACCCTGACCATTATTGACGAAAGTCTTACTCTTCTTCTCTTGAGATGCGAGCTTTTTCTCGTCCTCGGCTGTTGCCTTGGTGACAATCCTGTCTGATTCTCGTTTTGTTGGAATTTGAGCCACTGTTTTTTTCTCCTATTTTTTAATAGTTTGCTTGTCGACTATCTGCTTCCCAATATGCTGGATGGGTAGGTTTGATATTGCATTAAGTATATCCTGATTCTGCTTGAAATTGCTATCTTTATTTTCAACAGCTATTTCGGCGAGGTGTCCGTTGCGCTTCTCGGCTTCAAGTGCCTGCTTCTCAACAGCCTTCGCCACCTTCTCTTGACCATCCTTGGTCGCTTTTGCCATCCTGCTGATTGCAGCAGTCAGGGCGGTCGTCTGTTTCGAGTCCCTGATATCTTTTTTCTCTTGCGCCCTACGGTTGACGGCTTCGTTACGAAGAAATAGTGTCACCAGCCCCGTGAAGATTACGCCAATTGCTGTGATTCCTGCTGCATCCATACCATCAGCCGCCTATATACCGTTAAAGGTATAGCCTACCTTTGTTTGAGTTGCGGTGATTACAGTAGCCGCTGTTGATATGAGGTAGAATGCTGCTTGTGTGGTCGTTAGAGCAGCGTTGCCGGAGATTCCAACATACTGGTTGGTCGTAGCCTGACCGGCACCAAGAGCAAGCCCGAATTGATGGATGTCAGTAAACATACCGCTCGGGAAGTTAATCACATATGGAGTATTTGCTGCTGCCGATAGAGCCAGTGTTGCCGTAAAGCCATAGCCAGCCACTCGACCACTGTCGATGGTGAAATAGAAGCCACCACCGGCGTTACCGTTCTGAGCCCATCTAATTGGGTCTGTCGCTTGTGAAATAATGAAATCCGATATCTGAGCGGCAAGTGCTTTCGTATCGGTTGCATTAAATGCCGACAACCTGAAAGATGTCAATTTAGGCATACCGTAGGGGGCTGCCATGCCCGAATACAAGACCTCGCTCACGCCACCCGATGTAGGTATTGTGTTGCCGGCTGGCGCCTGGACAGTTACCGTGGTGTTTGTGCTAAACGTAGCAGCCGTAACGATTCCGTAGTCAAGGGTTGGACTAATCAGCCCGCTACCTTGAGTGCCAAATGGCGAGTCCGCGTTGGTTGCCGTTGCTGCGCCGCCGCCTATAGATAGGTCGTTAGGGGTCGCTATATTAAGGTCGGTGACTGCATTGCTGAATGAGTATGCCGAGGCAATAGAGGCTTCGGAACCTGATAGCCCTTGTGAGATATATGTGCGGATGATTGCCTGAGTAACCTTGGCGTTGAAAATCGCTACCTGAGCTATCTTTCCTGGGAAAAGTACGGTGCCGCCATTCTGACTCCCTATCTCAAGGTTTCCTGCTTGGAGGAGAGAAGTTGGGTTAGTTCCACCGCGGGTTACATACGCAGGGACGTCAGTGCCGTCAATCATAATATAACTAGTCGTCGTGGTTGCGGTAAAGGCAGACATATCAAGCTGAACAGCAATGTGTACCCACTTATTGAGAGGGATTGACTGATAGCTCGTGACTCGGCTTACATTTGCCGAAGCTCCGTTGCGCCCGTACATATCCACTGTTCCCTCAGAACCAATCACGAGCCCCCATCCTGATGTGCCGTTATACCTCGAAACGATGACACCGCTTGAGGCTGGGTAAGAAGCTAATTTCACCCATACACTCACTACAAAGTCATCAGTAAAAGTAAGTTTATTAGGTGACGTTTTTACCCAATACTGAGTCGTGCCGTTAAGGCTCGTACATTGGACTGGAGCTGCTGCTGTTCGAGTGGTTCGGAGGCGAGTGCTCGGGTTCAGGCGGTCTGTATAGTCCACCCCGTTAAATACCATCTCGTATGACCGTTGTCCGAGATAAGTCACGGACGACGGGGGGTTGGCAAGTGGCGTGTAGTCAGGTGGGATTGCACCGCTGATATTTAGGGCTTCCTGGACGGCAGCAGTTTTCAGAGTACCGTCAGGGTTGAATGAAGTCAAGAGCGCGTCGATAAGGCTGTTCTCCCAGTATGAGGTAGGAATACATTCAATAAAATCACCGACATCGTTTCCGTCGTCAGTATAGCCTGGCGCGAGTGTCAGGTTGGTAAGTGTATTCGCACCGGCGTTCACGAGAGCCTTCCAGCTCACGAGGTTGGTGACAGATACGACATCCGTCAGTGGGTCGGTTGTCTTTTTGTAGGTGACGAAGAATACTGGGGTGTCATCGGCGAACCTGCTCAGGTCAAACGCCTCAAGCACAGCTACACCAGACACGCGAGTTGTCTTCACCGTAGTGGCAATCGCGTAGTCAGTGTCGATACTTGATTTGCCGAATTTATCAAGAATGTCAGGCATGGCGGTTAAACTCCTACTAGTCCGAGTTCACCCTCGGTCTTCTTTTTAATACCAAGGTCTTTGTCGTTTACTGCGATAGCCTTGATTGCAAGGTTTCCAGGAACAGCTCCCGGGGCACTACCGGCACCGACTGGGGTGACGTTTCCAATTTGAGTGGTGTCGTATTTTGCAATATCTTGCGTGTAGTCACCGAGTTCTGGCGTTGCCATAGCTTTCGTTTCACCAGTGTAACTAGGATTCATAAATGAAGCACCAGCAATCATATCGTTGAGGCTGTTGCCCTCGTTCATAACTGCTTCGCGCTCTGCGTCTCGACCACCGTTGCCGTAGATGTCGGCTTTTTTGTATAGGGCGGTCTGCTTGTTCTGGAGGTATTGGCGGTTTGTCTCGCCTTCGTCGTAGCCATACTGGTCGCTGATTTTCTTAACGTCGCTCTCATTACCGGCGCTGTATTCGTTGAATGCTGCATCTAGCCCTTGGGTGTCTTTAGCTTGAGTGGCGTTGGCTTTGCGGTTGCTCATGTTAGCGGCGTCAAGGATTTGACGAGTCAGCGCTCGTGAGCCACCAAGACCAAGCGTAGAGAGTGAGCTGACGAGATTCTCAAGAGTGTTGCGCGTATTAAGGTCAGTGTCGGTTTTCGCACCCGCGAAGTCTTGAAGAACACCAAGTTTGCTGGTGTTAAATTTGCCTTCTTCTCGTGTTTTCTCTTCCTCTTTTTCCTTCAGACTAGTGTCGCGTTTGATAGCTGCTTTACGGATACCTTGGCTTTTAATAGTGTCATAGCTCGCAAGAAGTGAGTCAATACTGTTTAAGCCAGCTTGGTCAAGGACTTTGACTGGAGCGGTAGAGCCGAGTACGGCTCCGCCATCGTCTGTCGCTTTAGCTGGAACGTCATGAGGAGCAAATAGGTCACTTGTGCTATACCCCATAGCGTTTAGTTCCATCGCACCAGAGATGTCTCGTGAAGCCTTTTGTTCTAGCGCGTTGGTGTCAACACCTGTCGCTAGGCTAAATGCAGCGTTGGTGATAGGGTTGCCATCTTGGAAGTAGTCGACTCCTGTTGGCTTTAGTTGATAACTATATCCCATATTTTTATTTCCTTTTTATTTTTCGTTCTTTTATAGTTTTATTGTAGCACACCACTAAATTTTTATCACACCTTTTTGGCTCAAGAATTCGATACCAAGCCCGATATAGGTGAAAAGCATACTTAGGTGCGACAGCTCGTAGTATGTGTCCTTGGTAGAAGACCTGACTGAGAAGCTGATGTATGCTGCATTTTTGCGTATCTTCTGGCTCACCTTCTTGTCTGAAGGGTCTTTGAAGCTCAACAGGTCTGCGAGTGTCTCGTCCCAACTTCGGTTGTTCCATGCGCCACGAGAGATGTTCGTTGTGTTCGGCTGAATTGCGTCCCAGCCACTCTGGCTGTTGACGGTGCTCGCCTCGTTGAATGGCACTTCGTTGACCTTAATAATGTCGCCGTTCTTGCTGTGTATATTCACCGTTAGGGTGATTTGTCCAACAGCCTGGTCAAATTGCCAGATGTTTTTCAAAAGGTGAACCCACTCAAGCTTGTTATCTTTGGCAAACGGAATGAGACCACTCTCGATGTATGCCTCAAATGCAGTACCAAGGTCGGTGTGGCTGTGTGAGTTCTTATAATAACGGAGAAGCTTGTTGCCCTGACGGATGTAAAGGCTTGGGCTCACGGTCGTACCTGAAGCCCATCGGAAAATACAGTCAGCAGGGATGCGCCAGATTGACCAAATGCCACCGTGAAGGATGTCGTATGTCCAAATCTCGTTGTTCTGCTGAGCACCGTAGGCGATTGTCCAGTGGAGGGTCTCGTCGTAGTATGCGGCATAAGTGCCAGATAGGTCAGACTGTGCCAAGTTGAGCACTCGGTCTCGAATAGCAGACGAGATGATATCGGTCGACTGGATGCCGTTCACGTTTGGCTTTACACCGGTTGACTTGAAGCCGTCCATAGAGAGGTAGTAGGCGTTGTTGTTCGCGCGTATGACAGAGTATGGTGCGTCTGTTCCGTCGTTACCTTCACGCTTTTTGAACTGGTATGTACCAGTCGAGAAGGTTTGCCCGTTGGCGGTGATTGAGTTAGTTGTCGCGTATACGTCCCAGATTGCACCCTGTCCAGCCATGGTTCGGGTCAAGAGGTTGATACAAGTCGTACCGGCGTTATCGCGACCAAGTGTAATCGCCATCGCCTTCTCGGAGCTACCGTTGTTGATTGAGTAGCTGTCCGAACCGTTTGCAGAGCCAAAGTACAGCTCGTTACCAATGTCGCCACCCCAGAGAATCAGTCCATTATTGTCGAGCGCCCACAGGCGACCAGAAATGTTTACGAAGTACCAGGCGATGATACCGGCAGTGGTATTTTCAACCGGAGCAGATGTTAATAATGTCTGTGCGCCGGTGTCCGTATATTGCTTTTGAGAGACGGGGAGTGCGTCAACAACGCCGAGGTACTCGCTATCTGTTGGTGCGCCAGTGCCAGTCGAAACGCTAGCAACGTATAGAGCCCACGTCTGTGCGTTCGGGTCGATAGTGAATAGGCTGATGTCAATCATGACTGACTTTAAGCCGTCCCAGGTGTCTCGGATTGTTGAGCTAGTCACTTTTACGAATGGTGTCATCTTCGTACTACCGCCGATACCAGTAAATGCGACACGGTAATAGTAGTCGATAGCTGCAACGCCACCAAAACCAGCAGTGGTTGCTGTCGGAGTTGCAACGGGGTCTGCGACGGCTATCAGCCGTTTGATGGTGTTGTCGGTAATATGGTAGTAAGTGAATGGGTCAACACCATTACCAATAACAACCTCTCCTGCAACCTGAGCGAACGAAGGTGTGGCATCTTTGTCAAAAGTAACTGTGTCGAACTTCGTCCAGTCAAGCATATCTGCATCGAGTACGAAGAGCCAGGCGTCTACACCGTCAGTAAAGACATTGAGTAACCCCTCGCTCTCATCGGCTCGCTTGAAGGGGAAATCGGCGCCTAGTGGTGTCAGTCCATCTGGTAGGTCTGGGATGCCGCTAACGTCGAATGAACCTCGCGGGCGAACGATTGCGTCGTAGTCGTAAATAACATTGTATGCAGTCTTGAGGGCGTCCTCCTGCATTCGGCTCTTTGAGAAATAGGAAATCTGCCCTTTTTTCCAGTTGTCGATGTCTTTGATTTGGATTTCGTCAGAATTCTTGTTTGCCATATTTTTGTTTTTATCCTATTTGTCTCCATAATATCATGTATGACCGCTCTCTCATAGGACTACCAGCTAACGATGTAAACAACACCGTCGCCACCTCGACCGCCTACGCCCCCAGTGACACCGCCTCCGCCGCCACCTCCGCCTCCTCCAGGGAAGCCTCCGTTACCACCTGCACCACCGACAGTAGCAGCAGCACCTCCTGTGCCTCCACCTGCGCCACCGTAGCCGATAGTCGTAGCGAGTATTTGAGCTTGTCCGTAGCCACCTGCACCGCTCGTAGCAGTACCGCCACCTGTTATAGTAGGGAATAGTCCTGCGCCTGTTTGTGCGCCACCTGCAAACTCTGTGTTAGCAGCAGGGGTTGTCCCACCTCCAGCTCCACCGTTCATCTGAGAAGCAGTCAGGAGAGTGTTAGCTGCACCAGCACCACCTCCGACGACTCCACCGATTGCACCGATTTTACCAGCGATAAACTGTGTCAAACCGAAGTTTGAAAGAATAGATAGCGTCGTGGTTGAGATAGTCTCAGCAGCACCAGCAGCAGCCGAACCAGCGACCGAACCAGCAGCACCAGCAGTTGCGGCAGCAGCTCCTGATTGCATGACGATGTTTGCAGCAGTGACGTTTGGTGCAACAGATACGTACGAGCGGTTTCCTACCGTACCGATACCAGCAGCAGCTCCACCGTTACCACCTGCGCCCACTTGCACATAAAGAGTAGAAGGAAGCGTAAAGAGTGGGATAAGACCACGAGCAATAGCTCCTGAACCACCTCCACCGCCTCCACCTCGGATAGTACCAATAGCGCCAGTCATGCCTCCACCGCCACCTGCACCACCTCCGATGACAATCATGTATGCCATGGACTCGTCAGGGAGTGCTTGCCACGTTGAAAAAGAACCACCGTTAGGCAAGAATTGTTCAATTCTTGCCTTGGTTTTGCTGTTCGACATTGCTCCAGGTTCTAAAAATGGCATATTAGTAGTCCGTTGCGATTACTTGGATTTGCCATGCGGTGTTGGCTGCTGCGACGTGGTGCATAGAGAACAGAATGTCGTCACTTGCTGCGATACGAATACCCACTGGGATATCAATAGGCACTGTTGCAGTAGTCGTTTGAGCTGTTGTCTGGGCAGGTAGTGCTACTTCTTGCCATAGCTTCGTATCTGTTGCAGTCGTTGAACCAGAGCTTACTGTTGATAGGTAGACACGTCCGACTGTTGCTGTCGTTGCGGTTGCTGCAACTAGTCCTACTGGGTGTAGGCGAATACGGTCGATATATGCACCGTTAGCTCCTGCTGTGTAACAAAGCAACATACTTGTACCGATAGTACCTACTCCGTCATTACGGGTGTTTGCTGTGCTTGATGGTGTCCAGACTGCACCACTGCGCTGTGGTGTTTGTCCAAAGATTGGTGTTGCTGTTACTGCCATGTTATTTCTCCTCTACTCTTAGTTTGTTCGTGATAGTGTTCATTATATGTACCCTCCGATAGCGACCCAGTATTTGTAGTCTGCTGAACCGCCTCCGCCTCCACCGAGGTCAGCAATACTCTGAGCCGTTACTTGCTTGAGGTTGTTGGTGTCGCTGATGTCTGCGATAAGGAGCAAGTCACCAGATGCGACTGTCGCTGATGTCTTGCCTGTAATTATAGCAGGTTGAGCCGTAAGAGCTGTTGCACCTGTTATGTCTCCTGTGTGGGTAGCGTTGGTGACTTTGGCGTTGTTGGTAGCCGTGTCAGATTCAATCGTATCGAGGTCAACAGCCTGTGTAACAGATACGAAGCCGAGTTTTGTCTTCTCAGCTGCAGTTGCAAACTTGTTGGCAGCTCCTACTGTAATGTCATCAGTATCGTCAACAGCCTTCATAAACGCGCCAGCAGCGGCTACGTTAGTTGCGTCGGTTACGTCAGCCAACGCCTCGATACCGTCGAGCTTTGTTTCGTCGGCGGTAAGGAACGACGCAGTAGTAGCCGCAATGATGGCTCCGTTATTTGCCGCTGCGATAGTTGTTAGGTCGCTATCGAGGGGCTGTTTGCCAGCGATGTCGCTCTCCATAGTATCTAGGTCGACAGCCTGCGTTACTGTAATATGTCCAAGTTTCGTTTTCTCTGCTGCGGTTGCCCATTTGTTCGTTTGACCGCTATCGGAGACGTCATCAGTGGTCAATGTTATTGCGCCGACCTCGCCATTTACACTCAAAACTGCATCGGTCGGTGTCAATAGCTCTGACCAATCAGCCATAGTGCCTGATACGCCGCCGTTATGGGCATATGACCTGTTTTGGTCAGTACGGATAGCAATGTCACCCTCTTCCGCCGTTAAAGCAAGCTGAGCGACCTGAGAGGCAACGACAAAGACATCGGTAATCGCCAGGGCGGGTAGCTGAGAAGTTGGAACCTTACCGCCAGATAGGGATGCGACTGAGACGCCAGCCGCGGCTGCGATTCTCGCGTCTGAGGCGGAGTTGAAGTCAGATATGGTCGATGATGCCTGTGTGCCAGTGTGATTTGCACGGTTCTTTAGGCTTGCGTCGGTGTCGTTAACCGTGGCGCCAGCGGCAATACCAGCGAGCTTGGCAATCTCTGCTGCGGTCGTGAATTTTTTCGTTGTTGAAGCGTCCGATATATCATCGGCGTCGAGCACCGCTACGCCCGTCTGTCCGTTTACTGAGCTTACGCCAGCACCGCCGCCGGCAATAGGGATGTCACCGCCACCGAGTAGGCTCTCGCCATTCACGGTTTTGATATTGACGCCCGATACAAGGTCGTCTTGCTTCCCACCTAGAGATAGTGCAAGCCCGGCAATCGTCTCTATCGCTTGTGTGCCAGTGTGTGTGCTCCTATCGCGCAGGGCTGCAGCAGACACGTTGTCGACGTCAGGCAAGCCAACCTGGGCTTTTGTTGTTGAGTGCGGGTTTGATGTGTTCTCGGTGTGTGAAGTCAGCGCCGCAGTGGTAGCCTTGGCGTCTAGTGCTGCCTGAGCAGCCACCGAGACAGGCTTGTTCGCGTCTGCCGTGTTGTCGACGTTCGATAGCCCCACGTCCGACTTTACGAGTATAACGTCGCCTATCCTGCCCGCAACACTCTGAACGGGTACAACAACAACCTCTCCATTCATATCAACCAGAATACCACCCGGAGTAGTGCCGTCCCCTATGTATAGCTTTTTGGTGTCAGTGGTGAATATCGGCTCACCAACACCAGGAGTAAAGCTCAGCCGGTTCGCTTCGAGCCCGCGCCTTACCCTGATGTTACCCATTAGAAGTCTCCGCCGTCAATCGAGATGAGTCCGCCCGCACCAATACCGCTGTCAATAGCCGCAGACAGTGAGCTGAACCTGCTATCGCTGAGGCGCTTGATGATAAGCATTTGGTTGCGACGGTTGGTTTCGCGCATCTCTTTCATAAACATCGCCGCTTCTTTGTAATACTTATCGGCGTTTCGAGAGATGAACGGTACTGGGCTTGCGTCACAGATAAAGGCAGCCATCGAAGCAACGAGCCAAGGCACACTGTCGACAACAACCGTTTGAGAAGCGGTCGTGTACGGCACTGGGTCAACATAGGCAGGGATGCGAATTGTCGTCCCGATGATTTTGTCCTCGGTTGCCTTCAGCCAGATTTTGTCACCAGATATCGCGCAAACCTCTGTGTTGGTTGTGGACTGGAACATTGCGATGTCAACAATCTTGTATTTCGCCGCAATAGAGCCGTCAACATTCATGAAGAAAACGTGGTCAAACGGAGAGCTGGCAATCGTAATGCTATTCATATTCGGGATAGTATACGAAAGGACTGGCGCGGCTACTACGTCCGGCAGGTCGTATTCCATGTCGAAGAAGATGTTCCACTTTACATATGGCGTGTGAGCAAGGTTATCCATAACCTGATTTAAGACGTTCAGATATGTCTTGAAATCGTCGCTAGACTCAACCTGTGTCTCAAATTCACCATTTACTTTGGTGTATGCTTTGTCGATGATTGTTTGGATAGTAGCAGACATAATTTACCTCACTTCACTTTTTATTTTTTCAAGAATTTCAACCAAGTCCGCGCTCAGCTCCATCTGTAACTCGTTTGTGCGCTTGTGCTTTTTTGCAAGCTTACGGACAGATATCGTCATAGAGTGCTCATTGATGTATTTATCAAGCATCATGATGACCTTCTCTGATTGAGTCGCGATGGCTTTTTTCTCTTTTTCCTGAGTACGGGCAAAAACGTCGGCACTGTGAGCTCGTTGAATCTGCTCGCTCGACTGGTACTCTGAAGCCTGTGGCTTACTCGTCGGAATGAGCAACTTTGCTACTATCTCTGGTATTGCCACCTCTTCGAGTGGTGCCGGTGTTACTTCTTTAGCAGTCATTATGCCGCCACCTCTGGTTTAGCTTTCTTGGCGTCTTCGTCAAGCTTTTGGCGCATGACGTCTTCAGCGGTGAGATTTATGCCATATTTTGCAGCAGCCTGTATTTTTCCAGCCGGGGGAAGGTCTTTGAATGAGATTGAAACCGTAGGCGGTTTGACCTCATCCATCGGTTTATTTTTCTCTTGAGCAGCCTGTTGCTCCGCTTGCTGTTGGACTTGCTCGTCCCGCTGGACTTGAGCCAGTGCCGTCTTCATTGTCTCGGCAATTTTAGAGCTATTCTCAAGGTTTGAGCTCTTTGTCATCTCAGACATCAGCAGTGGCATGACAGAGCGCATGACCTTCGCCATTGATGGGTCAGATTTAGCAGCCTCAAAGAACCCAGTCATAAAGGTGTTAAGACGCTTGAGGTCTTCTTCTTTCGCCATCTGGCGCGTGCTCTCGAAGTCAACGGAGATGTTTACGCTCTTCACGTCGTTCAGGTCAAGACGAACCTCGTTCTTGTCGTTGATGTACTTAGCGGCTGCCTCTGGGGTATCAAATGTCTCGCGCACAAGGTTCGCGTACTCGTCGTCTAGCTTGAGGAGTGGCACGGCACCATTTTGGTTGGCAATCTCACGAACCTCGGCGATGTAGATGTTGAGCTTGTTCTCGATAGCCATCTCGAAGTATTGCTCGTAGTTCTTGCGGTAGTAGTTGTTCTCGATGTCAGCCTTTTGGTCTTGGCTATTGACACCCGCCTGAGTCTTCGACTGGTTAGGGTCGCCCGAGCCAGCTGGAAGCGTTTCGTTTGAGCTAGGGAGCGACTGCAGCAGGATACTTTTGAGCAGGTTGTATGATGTCGGGAAATTCTGGATAGTGGTGGTGTCGATTGGATGCAAGTCCATCTTGCCGTCTTCGTCGTTGAGGAACATTGTGTTGCCTTTTACGAGGTTGAAGTTGTCCTCATTGAGAGAGATACCCTGTACGGTCTTCGCCGGGTCGGTGTTGTAGTCAGTTGTGTAGATGAAGCTTCGGAGCAGTTGAGTCAGTGCTTGCTGTGCACCGTAGCCCATGTCAATAAGTGAGCGACCCATGATGCTCGAACCGTCATAATCAGAATAAAGACCAATGACGCGACGACGACCACTGAGGTTAGGGATAACACGGAGAAGGGTTTTTGATGCGTAGTGGTAGTATGCAACCCAGTCGCGGTTGGTGAATACGAATAGCTCGTACATACCTTCTGGTAGACCTTCCATCTGTACTTTGTAGTTTTGGGCGTTTCGCTTGCTCGTACCGACACCATAGGCGAGAACCTGTTCGATGCCTTCCTTTGACCAGTTGCCGCCACCACCTTCGGTGTCGAACCCAGCAAGGATTTCGTTGAGGTCTTCTTCAGTCCGGAGGCTTCGGTACTGCGTGAAGTTCGTGCTGTTCAGGTTGTTAGCATACGCTTCAGGGAAGAGGTCGCCCCAGTAAATTGGAATTTCACCGACAGTATACTCGCCGTGGTCGTTTTCAAAAGGAAGGTAGACAGCACATGCGCCAAACGTCGCTGCGCTGCGGAGTTCAATCCACTGCTTCTGAAGCAAGCCATAGCCCTCAGAGGAGCCCGAGCGAAGAATGATTTTCTTTGCGACGAACTCGTATGTGAGGTCTTCAGCTTTGTTTCGGGTGTGGGCGTCAACGGTGAACGTAGGCAATTTCTGGATGACGTTTTTAGGCATTTTTTCAAGATACGAAGGAAGCGTGTTGTCCACGAGGTCGGCAAATTCCATCTTACCCTCGGTGTTGAGCGATGGCTTGCGGTAAAAGATACGCTCGTTGCGCTCCATGAAGCCATTCGTGACGAGCTCCATAAATGTAGCGCTGTCGTCTAGCTTTTTACAGAGCTCATCGACTGTATATGGGAAGTTGGCGAACATAGGATTTTGAGCCTCGGCGTTTTCATTATCCGTGCTGTTCACTTCAGTATTTTCGTCTTCAGGCTTCATGTTTATTTTTTATCCTTCTTTGTTTTTATTCTATCACACTAGAAGCTTCTATCCGAGTAGTTTTGGGTCTTGTTTTTCTTGACCTCATTGCCAAGCTTGACCTTTATCTGCACGGGGGTATACTTTCCAGTCTTTACTGCGGCTTGCTTGCGAGCTGTGACGGGAGACCACTTCACGCCAGTGTTCTTCCGGTCGCCAGGCTTGTTAGTTGCGCTCCGACCATTACCACCACGCCCCCAAGGGGTGAAGCCTTTGTCGTCCTTAGGGTAATTTGCGGCTGGGGTAGCACCCTTGCTACCAAGCAATGCGTTGAGGGAGTTCCATAAGTAGGTTTGACCAGAGCGAGTTGAGCCGAGACCATCAGCATCAAAGAAGCCAGAGTCGTCAAGCTCGTCCATTAAGCCAAGCATTTTCTGATAACTTTCAGAGTTTTCTAACAGGCTAAGTTCCTGCGCCCCGATTTCAGCTCGCATAGCCTGCTCTTGCTCGTAAGTAATCTCACCAGATTTGCGTCGTTCGTATAAGCCTTCTTTTTGCTGACCGATTTCATATAAAGTATTTCTTTGGTCTTCTGGCAAATCAGTCTGACCAATAGCATTTTTAATCGACTCCATAGACAATGGCAATCGAGTGTTCTTGCCACCATACTTACCTGGTACTGATACGTCAGAGTATAGATTTTTACCATTAAGGGTTAATAGCTCATTGCCCGTATCGCCGTAGAAACCTTCACGGACTTGGCTAGACAAATCAGTGAGCTTAGCATTTTTCTCGAGCTTCTTGGTGTTGTCTGGCTTGCCGTCGACTGCATCGAGGAAGGTAATCGAGTCTTGGACTGACTTGAAGTTGTTATTTTTGCCAGTGTCGTAGGTGTTGAACATATCTTTTGTGTTTTTGCCCAGACCAGCTTCGCGACCGTAATCGACCAAATCGGTAATGCGGTCGTTAAATTCAGCTGTGCCAGCGTCGTTCATGGTTTTATTACTCACAACGCCCTGATTATCGACAGTTCGAACACGACCAGCGTTATCGCGACTGTCCTTCAGGGAGTTGTAAAACTCTGGGTCGTAACTCTTTTGAACGGTGTTCGTGAACCACTTCACAAGATTCTCATCATAGACTGACTTCGCATTAAGGCTTTCGCCCTTTTTACCTGCGATATACGGCTGGACACCGTTGTTTGAGCCAGGGACAAACGACTTCGCCATATTAACGCCGTACGCCTTGGCGGCGTAGCCAGCGTCTTCACCGCTCGTGAGCGAGTCAAGGGCGCCAGTTGTTGTGTTCATCTGGTCGATGTACGGAAGGCTCTGAGTGACCATTTTTGCGTAATACTGCCAGTCGCGAGGTTTACCGGCAGCAACATCACGAGCGATTGCTTGAGCCGTACCAGCCAGGGCAATAGGAAGTTCGAGAGACGTCGAGCGCACGGGGACATAGTTGTTGTCGCCGACTTTAAGAGACCAGCCGCGGGGCTTGTCAACGTCTTCGCCGTCGTTGTACACGAGAACACCCGAAGTGGCAAGCAGGGCAGCACCGCCCATAATGCCGTAATCGACGAGCTTGCTCTTGATAAGGTTTACGGCGTTTTTTCCACCTGAACGCTGGTCGACGCGGATTTCATCAAGCAGGCTCTTAGCCATTGGGTTGAGGTCTTGCTTGACGGTGTTGATAGCAAAGTTGGTAGACGTACGAACAAATGGGAAAATCAAGTTGCCCATAGCCTTTAAGCCGCGCGCTTTTGTCTGGTCGTCTTTTGAAAGCCCGGCAATCATTTGGTCTGCAAGGCTGTTGTGCTGCTCAACTTTGCCCAGGAAGTCAGCTTTTGCACCGTCGTCACCCGTGCGAATATATTCTTTCCATGCCTTCATCGCAGCGGTCGCCTGACCCCTGTTTGTCATACCGTTGTCAACGCCGACGAATGTGTTGACGAGGGCTTCGAGTTCGTTGCCGGCTGTTCCAGATAGCTTCTTGGCTTCAGCAGAAGACAGCTCACGCCCTTCGAGCTCTTTATACGCCCACTTGGTGAACTCTTCACGAACAGCGCCCCTGCGCGTGTTTGCGAGTACCGTGGTGGGTATCATCGCCGTACGGTAGGTATTGCCTACGACATACTTAACGATTTCAACGGGGTTTATCGAAGGCAGGTCAGCCCAGTGGCTTAGTTCGGACTTCGCCGTATCTTTAACGATATTGCCGCTATTAAACGTGCTCCGCGCCATCTTGATAGGGTTTTTAATAGCCAGTTTTGCGTTGGCTGTGAGCTCCTGGAAGATGTTTCGCTCAAGCAGACCTGCGCTCGTCAGGACGTTGGCATTACGGGTACCAATAATATTATTGATGTTGTTGAGGAGGGCGACTTTCTTGTCTTTGTGCCCCTCTAGCCGCTTAATTTCTGCGAGCAGGCGACGAGTAGTAATACCCAGCTCACGAGCCGCACGAGAGCGACTCTTTGAGACCTCTGGGTCAAGCGCGTCTGCGCCACCTTCAGCGTAAGCTTTTTGGTTCAACTCTTCGAGTCTGTTGTACTCCTGAACTTGTTTATCGAGCTTGTCAAAGCCAGTCGCGACTCGCTCAGCTCGTTTTGGTTTGACGTTAGCCTGCTTGAGAATGTCTCGAACGTCACTTGCTACGTCTTTGCCCATACCAACAGAGTCGGCGATGCGCTGTTTGATGTCTTTATTGTCGGCGAGCTTTGGCATCAGCCGCTCAGCCACTTGAGCAGGGGTGAGTTTTCCGTCAGTTGGTGTCTCCATAACGGGAACGGAGTCCTCTTTGACAGGCGCAACATTACGAGTTTTGCCTTCTGAGACAGCGGTCGTGGCACTAGAGCCCCCACTTCGCACTAACGACTTCTCCCACTTGTCAATTCTGTTGAAGTCCGCTTCAGACAATGGATTACCCTGCTTTTGCTCATAAAGCGCATCCTGAACTGTTTTAGGAATGGTGACCTTCGTCCCATCTGGAAGCTCGGCATAGACACTACCACCCCGAGACTGTTTAAGTGAGTAGTTATTCTCTATGGAAGGAATATTTGCCTCCGCCTCTTGGAGCTTCTGATTGATGACGGCTTCGTCAGCCTGACTTGCGCCAGCACGAGCTTCTTGCAGTTTTCGTACTTCCTCGGATTTAATTACTGGCACGTTAGGGTCTACGGCTGCTGGAAGCACCTTTGATGGCTGCACGACACCATCTGCAACAACCGGAGTGACTTCGGGTGTTGGCGCCTGAATGTTTTCCACAGGGGTAACAGTAGTAGGGGTAGCGTTGTCCACAGGATTTTCCACAGGTGTCACCACGCCGTCAGCGACTGGTGTCTGAGTGTCTATGACTGGAGTAAGGTTGCTCGCAGTATCACCTGGGACGCCAGCTGGTTGGTCAAGATTTGTATCAAAAGTTACATTGCTGTCGGTAGGTACTGAATCTGGGCGTACATTTTCGGGGATGCCAACACCGCCATCAGCGGCTTCGATGACACCGGCAACCTCACCAGCTGGGTTAATCTCGCCGGCTGGAGTAAGCTCACGAGGGCGACGTAGACTATTCACGGTTCTATTGGCAACCGCGTTAATGCCGCTTCCACCGAGGTCGAGCCCCCCTTGAAGAGTCGCGCCGATAGCGGCATCTTGGAGTGCGGCTTCCATCGCCTGTTCAAAGTCGCCAGTCTCGCCATAAACGGACTGGAAGGTAGCAGTTCCCTGGAGGCTACCGAAGAAGGCAGCGTCACGCGCTGCGTAGCGAACAGCCGGGCTCTTAAACACTTTCGTGGCAAGATTAGCCGAGCTAACGACTGGGTTTACGGCAGCAGGAGCGCCCTTCAAGGCTATACGAGCGGGATTCAAGAACATAGTTGCGTCAATACCAGCCTGAAGACCCTTGCCGCCAACGGCTGCAAAGTCCTGAATGTCACCACGACCCATGGCAATATCGGTCGCTTGCTGCTCTACGTCGCGAGTACCGACAATCTCGTTGCCCACGATATCCTTGTTGCCATGAAGCCAGCTGCGGACTTTTTCGACGTTTTCGAGGTGTTTCACGAGCTCTTGGTCGTTTTTACCGATAGAGCCGATAAGACCACCGCCCTGAATGGCGATATCACCAAGGGCGCCTACACCCTGTTGGATGCCGGCTCCGACTCCCCTTAAGAAGCCGACAAACCCCTCGTCCTTCTGTTGCTCGGGGACGTACTTAGGGGCAGCTTCGGGAGATGATTCTGCTGCAACTGCGGCGGCTGCTTCAGCTCGACGAGCTGCGTCTGCCTGCTCTGCAACGGCGGCTGCACGAGCGGCTTCGGCTGCCTGCTTTTGGCGTTGAGCCTCATCGCGCTGCGCTTTCTCATCAGATAGCAAATAGTTCTGCTGTTCGGGCTCTCGGGTAGCTATACCATCTGTTGCAACAGCCGAATCGGCTCCGCTTGGAGCTGGTTGCCACGCACCACTTTGGAGAGAGGAGATAGACTTGATTGGCGCGGGATTGAAGAGGTCTTCTTTTTTCTGTTCCTCGTCATCCCAGGGTAGTAATGCCATTGTAATCCTTTTTGTTTTTGTTCTTTATAAAACTATTATACCAAAAAGCACTGTATTAAACAGTGCTTTATTTGGTGGTTCATTATTGCTTAGGTTGCAATAATTGTAGCGATACCCTTGCGCTTCGGAGTAGACACGACACAAGTGTACATGTATAGACAGAGCAACAGGCTACCGAATGCGGCTGCGCTTTCGCCGACCTTTGAGTCGTCGAGGAAGCGAGGTGCTGAAACGATGTGAGGGTTCACAAGGATTCCAAGCGTGTTAGCTGGAAGGATGTCCGCAGGGACTTCTTTCAACTTAACACCAGCAAGCATACCAAGGTCGCCAGTTCGCAAGCTTTTCTCAAGACCAGGTGTGAATGGGTCGAGCTTTCCGCTGTTGCGGACGTTGTTGGCAGTAGTTGTACCTACATAACCAATAACGTCTTTGAATTGGCGTCCGTTGACGATGAATGCGCGGGCAACAAGCCAGTCAGCGTAACCATCAGCAGTTGCGACACGAGTCTGGCTCGTTACAACGGCGATAGCTGCAAGGACTGCAAGACGATACGCGTCAATGAGCGGAACCATTTGCTCAGAGATAATCGCGCTAAGAACTTTACCACCTTCGGTGATGCTGTTGTTAGTTGCGATAACAGTACGGTCAAGGAACTGCTTGATGTCTTTTTGCTGGTCAAGCGTGTAAGTGTTGATTGTTGAGTCAACATTTACGATACCAGCGATTTGTGTGCTGAATGATTGAGTCGCGTCGTGAGTTGTGACTGCACCAGCGGTAACTACGGTTCGGACTTTAACAGTCTTTGAACCCTTTTCAAACTTGATTTCTTTCGAGTTACCTTCAAGTTCTTTTGTGAAGCTTTCGTCGTCGAACGGCTGGTCGATGACTGGGCTATAAATTTCTGAAGCTGTAATAGCCATGGTTTTATCCCCTTATAGGACTAGTTTTAGTGTTGTGTTTGTGTTGATGACACACGATTACATCGAGTGCTATCTGCTTGAACCTGTCGACGGGGACGAATACCGCTACATCATTTCTCAACCGGGAAGCATTAAGCTACTTACAGTATAGCGCGGGATAATTTCATTTGTCAACAAAATTGCAACAAAAGTAAAATAGCCCTCAGACGAGGGCTATTTTGACGTAGGGAAACAGTAAAAACCCTACCAGAACCAATTATATTACAGTTCTTCGATTTCAGTGTTCTGAATGTCAGCTTCTTTTTCTTCGATGCTGAGCAACTGAATTTTTGAAAGTGTGCCAGTTTCGTTCTCGCGAATCATCACCTCTTTGGTGTCCTTGTTGCGGACGAGGCTGAAGCGGTGGTCAACACCTTCGTCTGGCTGAAGGGCGAAGTTGTCGTTTTTAGAAGCCTTGAGACCCTCGGTAATCGCTGCTGCGATTGCTGCACCAGCAGCCGCACCTTCGTCAGAACCCTGAGAAGCACCATTGTCGCTACCCTTTTTGGCATCCTTGTCCTGAGCTTTGGCTTTCTTTTTAGCTTCAGCTTCGAGGGCTTTTTGCTCTTTTTCAGCCTCTTTCGCATCTGCGTTGGCAGCTTCTTGCTCAGATGCTGCTCGCGCTTCATCTGCTGCTGCGTCTTCTTGCGCCTGCAGCTCTTCGAGAGCCTTAGCGTCAGCGACTGCCTGAGCTTCTTGCTCAGCAAGAGTTAATACTTTTTCGTCTTCGTTTGGTTGTGCCATGATTATGACTCCTTAATTATTTATTTTATAACCGTTTATCAATGTTGAGCGAACGATAAAGCTCGTTAGCCGCAGCGATATTCGGGTCTGATGAACGACTACCGTGGGGCACGTTTTTGTTAGACCTTACTTCTACATTATCACTTAGCCCGTTCAATGGCAATGTAGGTTTTTGGCTCCTGATTGTGTTCATGACGCTCAGGATTTTCGTTGGGTCAACCCGCAGACCGATGATGACTGGTCTGTTCTTCTCCTCGTTGCCCGGCTCTGTTCCCTTTTGGTAGATAATCGCGTCTTCGATGATTGGCATCACCTGAGACGAAAACTCTTCGTCAAAGTCTGGGTTATCCGTACCATCAGCGTTTTTACTGTTGAGCTGCGGGTACGTTTCAAGTAGCCCGGTGAGTGTGTCGTAGGCAGCAACGGAGCTTTCCATGACCTCACGAGCGGCTTTTTCCTGATATTCCTTCAGCTCTACTTGGCGATTAACCTCAGCGTCGCGCTCAGTTTTGCGCTGGTCGTAACCATCCTTCCATCGACGATAAGCCAGTTCGGCTTCGTCGTCAGTGAGGTCAAGAATGTTCCCCTCGTCGTCACGGACTTTTTTGAAGTCCTCTAGTTTATACTCGGGGTCTTTTTGGTCAATTTTCGACTGCTCTTGGGCGATGGTAGCTTCTTGCAGTTTTTTCTCTGCAGCCTCGGCGCGGTCAAGGGCTTCTTTGCGTTCAGCGGCGAGACGCTGCATTCGAGCCTCTACTGCTGGGTTTGATTTTCCTGGGCGTTTAACACCTTCTTCATCAAGCTCTTCCTCTTCCGCCTCTGTGCCCTTGTCGTGTGCTTCTTGTCCAAGTCGTTCAGCTCGCTGCTCAGCACTTTCTTCGCGTCCTCGCTCAGCATCTCCTTTGCCATCGGATTCAGTCTTGCGAACTCCACCGTCAGCCTCTTCTGGTTTATCTGGTACTTTCTCTGAATCTTTGCCGACTTCCGAGCCCTTCTTGTCAGGATTATTTCGTGAATCGCCATCTTTATCTGAAGCAGGTGCATCTTTCGATTTACCTTTGTCGTCAGCGTCTTTTTCTTTTTTCCCAGAATCGGAATCTCCTGCTGGGTCTTTCTTATCGTCTTTAGCTCGAACGTCAGTGGACTTAGGTCGTCCTTTAGCTGCGCCAGTGGGGACAGGAGCGGTGATGCCAAGGTCTTCATAAAGTGACTTAACTTCTGCAGAGGTCGGGTCGACTCCTGGAATTCCTTCTGGTGCGCTGATTGCGGCTTCTTCGATAATTTCTTGTTCGTCGTCATTGATGATTTCTCCTGTCATGATTTACCCTCTCTTATAATTTTGTGCCCAGATATAGTTTTTGTTGTTTTTTGGTGTTACTCGAATTGTACTATAGCGCTTGGGTTAGCGCAATAGTTGAAATGTTTATTTTTATATAAACACGGATAACCCTCCGTCGCTTGATTTTTTACCCCCAAGAGTCAGCTCCGCCTCCATAAATTTATTAAATCGAGCCAGCTTTGCGTCTTTGGTTTCGACTTTATCGGGGTCGCTCTTGACGTGTGCCGCCGAAAAAACATTCTGTGCGGTAATGCGGTATTTGTTAATTGCCTGCGCCATATAGCAAAGCGAGTCCACTGTGTCTGAGTAACCGCCGACGTGAGTCGGTTTGCTCGACCAGATATGCAACTTCTCGTTCCACTCGTACTCAAGCTTATCGAGACACTCGACGATACGGGTGAGGCGTTCGTCAATTCGTAGCCCCCCGAAAACGCGGCGCAGTTGGTTCAGCTTATCCTCAATACGGTTCGGCTTGTTCAAAATAATTGTGTTCGTGATGCCTTCCTTGGTGAGCACCTGTTTATAGCTCTCGTTGCGAGCACCCTTAACGTGCGCGGCATCGTGTGGCAAGAAGTGGGTGTGGATACTCCAACCCCGCTCCTTCCATTCGCCAATATACCAAGTGACATCCTCGTTGCGGTTCTCGATATGGTCGAGCACAGTCGGAAAGCCATTTTCATCAACCTGGAACAGCACGATAGAGGTGTAGTCGGCGTTACCCAAGTCCCATGCGGCGTAGCACGGCTGGTCTTCGACGATATTGAGCATTGAGAGACGACCTTCGTCCTTCATAATTTTAGCGAGCGCACCGAATACCGAACCGGAGTTTGGCGAAATCCAGCTGGTCATATACTCCTGCTGATAGAGCGCGTCATTGCCGTATTTGCTGATAATCTTTAGCCGCTCCATTTCAAGGAAGCCCTTCGCCATATACTGAGCGACCTCTGGCATTCCACAGTGCATGTTGCTGTAAAAAGCGAACTGAGGGTGAGCGAGTGCAAATTGCACCTCTTCGTAGAAGTGGTTTTTGCCGCGAGGGGTAGAAATCATCAAGCGCCAGCCGCCAGTTTCCGCGAGCATGGCGGTAATGAACTCAATCGAAGCTGGGTTCAAGACGGCGTACTCATCGAAGACCACGCCCATCAGACCGGTACCGACGAGCTTGTCGGCTTTGTTAATACCGACGAGCTTGATGACGGAGCCATTGGTCAGCTCAATTTCCATCTTCTGTGAGTTCATCCTCACCACCATGTCGGGTGGAATCATATCGAGGAACTTTACCCCCTTGGACGTCATCGCTATCCAAATGTCATTATAGGCGGTCGAGTAGTTGTCGAAGGCATACCAATACGTCCCCGGCTTTTGAATCGCCTCGCGGACAATCAGTGTCCAAGCAAAAAGAGATTTCCCGGCACGACGCGACCAGCAAAGGACGATAAATCGGATGCCGTTATCAAACGCCTTTAGTACCGCCTTCTGGTACGAGCGCATTACAATGCCGGCGCCGATTTTCAAAAGTGACATTAGACTGTATACCTCACCCCGTTAGAGTAAAGCCTGTGCTCTCTATCCCAAGTACTTGTTCTCTGGCGACGGCAAATTATGCACCCTCGCATGTTTTTGTACACGTACAGATTGTCCCCATATAACGGATGCCCATTCTTGCAGGCAGTTCTGTTTCGGTTGACAACAGAAATGCCCGTGCTTCTCAAAATATTCTCTTGGATAGTAACAATTTCCATATGCTCGACATTGATACACGGAGGGTTTCCACACAAGTGGTCGACAGTCATGCCTTCGGGTATTTCGCCGATAAGTAGCTCGTACATTACACGATGAGCGCGTTCACGCTTGCCGTCAACCAATGTCGTCCAGTTGCCATAGCCATTAGGCGTTGCACCCCTAGCCCAGAGCATACATTCATCTGTACTAACCTTGCTCATCTTGCGACTCCTCCTCTTCCTTTTCGTCCCAGTGCTCATTGTTCATATGGTTGGTCAGTGCACCCTGCGAGTAATACACTAACCAACAATATGGGCAAGGACACGCTTTGTGCTGGTTGCCATCATGTTTGCCACTCATACAACCGCCTGCGTTTCGATATACCATACACCGTCTTCACCGAGTTTGGCTTCGTACGGAGCCACGTCAGCCCAGTTTTCGAGCACAATGGTATCTTCACCGTCTAGGCGGATGACATCAGCCACCGCGCCATCGAGATAGTCAAACAGCATCATGATTGCAGCGAGGTTCGCACCCTTTATGGCGATGCCGTATAAATTAGCGACCATCACTTCAGCTACGGAGTAAGTGTCTTTTGCGTCGAGCACCTCGTAGGCATAATTGCGACCCTCGTCGCCAATCTTGTCAAGCATTTTACGAAGAAGAATACCGGGTGCATTCGCCTCGTCAATAATCACCTTCTCGTCGTAAATGGGTGCAACGCCCACCTCATCCTGAACTCTGTCGTCGACAAGCATTCTCGGCTGTTTTGTCTTGGCGTCAGGGAAAACTGTGCGGACAAGCGTCCGTTTAATCACCACCACCTTCTCGGGTTTACCGAGAATACGCTCGAAGGCGATTTTTATCGCCTTCACGTCGTCCTCTTCACAGCAGATGCGGATGAGTTCACCTACAACTGCTTGATTTGAGCTCAGTTTCAGAAGTCCACGGTGAAACTCGCGATATTTGAGCGGCAGAAAGTCGTTAAAGGAGTTTTGGAGCTTCTTTGACATGGTAGTACCTCTCTTTTAGTTTTTCACCGTAGTCAGCCCAATCAACGTCAAGAAAGTTTTTGCCATATTGTCGATTCAGCTCTGCGAAGCCTGACCGCATTTCATCTACTGTTTCTTTTGTTAGCATATATCGTGAAGCACCATTGTACACTTGTTGATATTCCGAGTAGGTCACAATGCGACCCTCGTCTACACATATTCTCGCATAAGTGTTAGCTTCTTTCAACCATAATACCCAGCCGTACATTTGGTAGTCGTCAATCGGTGGTCGCTCCACCTCACCCTTGGCGAGTTTAATGGCACAGTTTATGGCGTAATTGAGCCACGCCTGTTTGTCGGCGAGAATCAAGCGCTTCATTTGCCCGCCATCGGCGCGAGGGCTGATATAGGTGTAAAGGCAGAAGCGAACACGGTCAACAAGCGATTGTTCAAACGAAATCGTGCTCGGGGCGTTGGAAATCACCTCAATAAAGCCATAATTGGTCGTCTGGTAGATTTCAGACCCTTTCACCTCGACTTGAATCGGGTCGCCACTCGCCATAAGGTGAAGCGTCCCATAATTCTCGTTGTTCTGATTTTTAGCCCCCTTCGCGTCGGCGTCATACAAATAAGTCGTGTTGTCCATGTGCTGCGTATAAAACCGTCCCCAGTTGCGGCTCAAAGAAAACACACCAGCGCCCGAGCCGAGCACCTCCGCCAGCCCTTCAGCAAGCGTACTCTTCCCGGTACGGCTCTGTCCGAAGGAAAAAAGAAGACCGTGGTTACCTATGAGCGCTGACCCGACGCTCCAATCACGCACTTTTTGCTGAGACTCGTCCATCGTGTCGTACCATTTATGCCATGCCTCGCTCGGCTCATAATCTGGGGCATAGCTCAATTTAGAGCTGCGAGTTGTCGGGCTCGTGAGAAAACGCTCCTTAGAATAGTCGAGCTCGCCAGTGATGCCGTCCATCACGCAGTTGTCCATCTCAAAGTAGCGGCGGTTGTCAAAGTCAATCTCTGGTGCGTAGACCTGGAAATATTCCCAAAGCGCCTTCGTCCGATTCGTTGACCAGTTTGACTCCTGTAACTCGCGAAAAGTCGCCATCGCGTCGCGCCAAAACTCAATCTGCTCTGTGCGGCGGTATAATTTCCACTGATTGCCAATGCGAATTGCGAGCCCGTGCTCTGAGCGGCGGAGATAAAGTGGTGAGCGTCGCCCATTCAAGCAAGTGAAGTTGTCGGCAACCGACCTATAAAACCATTGTAATGTGTCCGCGTTGCGAACTGTCTCGGGCATAACCGGCAACTCGTCATTTGGTGTCGCCTGAATCGCCTTGATATCCTGGGCACTCTTTTTCAGCTGCTCCTCTTTGTAATCCGCCATCACTGCCTCACCTTCACGACGATTGAGCTGATGTTGCTCACCGAAATGCCGATTTCTGCACCCGACCGCACGTCGACCGTCTCAATAAATGCCTTCTGATTCTCTGTGTCGTCGGTGGTCAAGTCTTTCAGTAATTGTCTGCCAAGCTCGACCGAGATGTAATATGTGTCCTTATTCGTCATACTCACGAGTGCGTAAGATGAAAGTTGTTGTGTGCCCATTGCTTTTTATACCCCTATAATTGATGATTGATGATTTTGGCGTAGCTACCCGCTACTATTTGCGTCTGTTGGCGAACTCCTGCTCCTGCAGCTTCCGCTTCTCCCGATACTTTTTCTGGCGTCGGGCTTCTGCTCGCCGCTCGTCATCCGAGCGAGTCGCGCGTACTTTCCTATAATACTCCTGCCAGTATTTTTTGGTAGCCTCAAAAGCCTCGTCGTATGTGGAAAACTCCTCGTTCTCCCCGATAGGCACTTTCGTCGTTTTCCCTAGCACGCGAATAATCGCCTTCTCCGAGACCATAAGCAGATTCCCGTCGGCGTCCCGCTTATAGTCACGGTCAAAGTCATATGTCACGACCCTGACCCGCTCAGCGGAATACCTATTCGCAAATTGTAATAAGTCTTGCTCCATTTTATACTCCGGCTATATGACGATTGCTGTTGTCATAGTCGCGCACTGGTGTCTCAATCTCAACGCGCGGTGTCAATAAAATCGTGAGCGTCACGAGCCAGGCTGTTAGTAGCGCACCAATTATGACGATTACGATTAAGTTTGTTGTTTTCATAAAATTATCTCCTACAGCTTTTTAAGCTATCCCCATAGTATCACGCGGAGCACGAACTGTAAACACTTTTTTTATGTTGTTTTGAGTTATTTGTCGTGGGGGAATATGTGCGTATATATATAATATTATCTCTTCCCCTGCCGGTACCCCTCCCCCCTTGCCTTTACTATTGCCTGTATATATTTTCTTATATATTTTTATTTTTTATTATTGCTTATGTATACTAGCGCGTGCGTGTTGCCTAGCATAACGCTTCAACATATCATCAGACACGCGCCTATCGTGGCGTGCCCTCTCACGTCTCTTGCGTATTCTGAATCGTTCACTCACTTTAAGCTGTTGCCTGTCTATATCCTCTATATCACTTGCTATATCGTTGACTATATTGTATTGCATAATAAAACTATTATAACATATATTATTTTTACTACCCCTCTTTTTTATAACTTTATAAGAGAGTAAAAAGAAAATAAATAAATAATCCCCAAAAACTACCTTTATCTGTTAAATCCGTTATGATACCCAAAAAAAACTTTATTTTTTCACAAGAAAAT